CTGATCGAGCCTCGCGGCCTGTCCGATCCCGGCCGCGTCACCGAGACCGAGAACCGCATCGCCGGCATTGTCCGCACCGAGCTCTCGAAGATGACCAAGACCCGTCCGGTGTGGGTGGCGACTCCGCAGTCGGGCGACGAGGAGGACACGAACGCCGCGGCGCTGTCCGAGCAGATGATGCGCTACCAGTGGAAGAACCTGAACATGCGCAAGCATGACCTGAAGGCGCTCGAGTGGTCTCGCATCACCGGCTCCGGGTTCCTCAAGCTGACGTGGGATCCGACCATCGGCGACCCGGTGGATGTGCTCGTCCGGCCCGACGGCGGCCTGATGGTCGGCGAGGACGGCAAGACGATGCGCGGCGATCGGCAGGTGGCCGCGGCCTTCCAGCAGGCGACCGGTGCCGAGGTGAAATCCAAGCGCATCGCCCCCGGTGACCTGAAGGTCGAAGCGCCCTCGCCGTTCGGGACATTCGTCGATCCGCTCGCCGACGTGTTCGAGGACGCCGAGTGGCTGATCGAAGAGTCGATCCGCTCGCAGGACTACGTCAAGCGCCACTGGGACGTGACGCTCAAGCCCGATGCCGCCGCCAATCCGGGTCTGGTCGAGATGCAGCTGATGGGCGGCCTGTCCACGGGCGGCTCGACCTACAAGGGCATCAAGATCCGGCAGTACTGGGCCAAGCCGTGCGAGCAGTTCCCGGCCGGCGTCCGCGTCGTGTGGGCGCAGGGCAAGGTGCTCGACCGCGACGACAAGCCGTTCGACCCGTTCCCGTTCATCATGTACACGGGCATCCCCGTCCCCGGCCGGCTGTGGGGAATGGGCATCGTCGAGATCCTCCAGGGCTCCCAGACCGAGCTGAACAAGGTGCTCTCCCAGATGGCCGAGAACCGCAACCGGCTCGGCAACCCGACGGGCATCGCGGCCAAGCAGGCGATCGGCGACCCGGAGACGTTCCTCGAGAAGGTCTCGGAGGCCGGCGGCTGGCACTTCTTCGACGAGTCGGGCTCCCAGCACCCGATTCCCCAGTACCTCGAGCCGCCGACGCTCCCGGACTACGTCAAGGAGCTGCCCGACCAGATCCGCCGGGCGATGGAGGATCTCTCGGGCCAGCACGAGGTCACCAACGCCCAGGTGCCTCCCGGCGTCACCGCCGCCTCGGCGATCACGCTGCTGCAGGACGCCGACGACACGCGTCTCGCGCTCGCGGTCGCCGACCACGAAGAGGGCCTCGGGATCATCGGCACGAAGATCCTCGAGCACATCCAGCGCTTCTACACCGACAGCCGCATCATCAAGATCGCGGGCGACGACGGCGCCTGGCAGATCTTCGACTTCCGCAACACCGACCTTCACGACAACACGCACATCGAGGTGCAGGCCGGTTCGACCTTCCCGCAGAATCTTGCCTCCAAGCAGGCGATGATGCGGGACATCATCACGATGATGACCCAGACCGGGAACGGCCTCCACGGCCGGCAGCTCTCTCAGTTCTTCCGCGACATGGGCCTCGGCGCGACCGACCACCTGATCGAGGAGTACACGGTCAACGAGACCCAGGTCAACCGGGAGAACGTGCTGCTCATGCAGGGCAATGACCTTCCGGTCAACCCGAACGTCGACGATGTCCAGTCGCACATCGACGGGCACACCGACATGATGAAGTCGGCCCGGTACGCGAATGCGCCGCCCCAGGTGAAACAGGCCTTCGAGAAGCACCTCCAGCTGCACCTCAATCAGCAGCAGCAGCAGCAGCAGGAGCAGCTCCAGATGCAGCTCCAGATGACCGGGCAGGTGCCGCCGACGCTCACCCAGGCCGCCTACCAGGACGCCAAGGATCTCTCCAACCTGCAGCAGTCCCAAGGCCAGGTGCAGGGCCAGCAGCAGCAGCAGGTGATGGACCTGGCGAACCATCAGCAGGGACTGCAGGGCCAGCAGCTCTCCCAGCTGATTCAGGCGGCCCAGGCTCAGCAGGGCGGTGCCCAGGCCGAGCAGGCCCGCCAGCACGCCGAGCAGGCGCACGCGATGAAGATGCACGGCATGGCCCAGGACGAGCGCCGCGCTCAGGAGGCTCACGAGCAGCGAATGCGAAACGTCAACAACGGAAGAGGAGCGAGATAGATGGCGACCAAGGCAGAGAAGGCGAAGGCCGAAGAAGAGGCGAGCGAGCAGAACACCGAAGGCCCGGTGGCCACGCCTGCCGAAGAGCATGCCGGCGCGGTCGCGGCACAGGCCGCACCCCCGGCGCCGAACGAGCCCGTGGAGAACCCGGAGGGCTTCGACGCCCATGCCGCCGACGACGGAGTCGAGAACGTTGAGCTCGGGCCGGCGGTCCTCGGCTCGTTCGTGCAGATCCTCGAGGGCGACTACGCCGGCCACTTCGCCGCCTACCTCGGCAACGTCGAGGTCGACAAGGAGACCGGCGAGCCGACGATCATCCAGGTCCGCACCCGGGACGCCGACAACATGATCCTCAACCTCCCCTACGACGAGGTGACGTCCACCACCTATTCCGGCGGCCGGTGATGTCCCAGCTGATCCTGGGAGAGAACGTCCTCTCCTACGGCTCGATGCTCCCCGTCGCGGTCGAGGGGAAGAACGGCGAAACGGTGGTGGTGAACAACATCGCCGGCACCACGCTGAACTACTACAAGGACACGTCGTCGGCCCCGGCGGGCACGATCGCCGCCTCGGCGAGCCAGACGTTCACGACCCCGGTGTGGATTCAGCCGCAGCCGCCGGGGCGCACCTACGTCCAGATCACGGGCGGAAAGCACGGCCGGGTGTGACCGCCGAATACACCGAGACGTTCGCGAAGTTCATCATCTCCTGCCAGCGGGAGTACACCCGCTTCTGCGAGCGGGTGGCGGCCGGCGAGGTGCCGCCCCACGCGAGCGTCAAGATGACGCTCGACATCCCCGCCGACGACGTCGACCGGATTCGCTTCGACATGATCGCGGCCACGAATGGAGACCTCGATGGCGGAATCGGAAGCTAGCCCCACCGCGCCCCCGAACCTTCGCGCCGCGGACGATGAGGCCAGGGAGTGCGACACCTGCACCTACTTCGACCACGGCCACTGCACGAAGTACCCGCCGCTGGTCGTCGACGGCGAGTGGACGTGCGATGCCTGGAAGGGCAAGGGCGCAGAGGTGGGGCAGTCAACCAGCGCCAGGCCTTCGCCCATCCGAGCGGCCCAGAAGGGCGCGCTCGCCAACCTCAGAGCGCCAGGAGCCCGTCCAGCCGTTTAGGCCAGGGGCGGGGAACAGCGCGGAAGGAGTGACCGGTGTCATTCGCCGATCAAGACGCCAACGTACAGCCAGAAGGCCAGGGCGGTGGCGGCGGAGGCGCTCCCTACCAGGAGTTCCTCGACCGTATCCAAGACGAGGAGGCGCGCGGCATCGCCGAGGAGGGCTTCAAGTCCTTCGACGCGAACGTCGCCAGGAAGTTCTCCGAGCACGCCTCCTACCGAAAGCAGTGGGAGCCCTATGACCAAATGGGGCTACGCGAGCAGGATCCGCAGATCGTCGCCTGGGCCATGCAGCTCGCGCAGGCGGCGCAGGCCGACCCGCAGGCGTTCCACCAGTGGGTCAACGGGGAGTACGCCCAGCAGTACGGCCTCGGCCAGCAGCAGCAGGCCGATGAGTACGGCGGCTTTGAGGATCCCAATCAGCAGATCCTGCAGCGGCTCGAGCAGATGGAGGGGCAGCTCCAGGGGTACATCCAGGGAGTCGACGGACGCTTCGAGCAGCAGGCGCAGCAGGTGGCGCAGCAGGAGGCGCTCCGGGGCATCGAAGCGCAGATCGCCGAGATCGAGCAGAAGGCGCAGAAGGACGGCGTCGAGTTCAACCGGGACGCGCTCGAGATGGTGCTTCCGCACTTCACCGAGACCGCACAGTCGCTCGAGGAGCTGGAGTCGGCGGTCCCCCGCGCATGGGACGCGCTGCAGGGGCTCCTCAACAAGCGAGAGCAGCAGGCATTCAGCGGCAAGCTGAACGCCGGCCGGGCGCCCGAGGGAACCGGCATGCCCGATGTGACACCGCCGCAGGGACACACGCTGAAAGACGCGCACGCGATGGCAATGGACATCGCCCGCCGCGGCGGCATGCGCTAGAAAATCGAGGGCCGGCGCGGGGACATGCCGCGCCGGTCGCATTGGCCGACACGCCAGGGCGAGCCCACAGCCGAAAGGCCAGGGGGCAGGCACAGCGTTAGGGCGGCTGACCCAGTCACTGTCAGTGTCACTGTCAGTGTCACTTACCACAAACCCTAACGCTGAAAGAGAGTTACTTTGGCTACTCAGAACTTGAGTTCGGCTGACGCCTATCTCAAGAACGTCTACTACGGCCCGTGGGTCGAGCAATTGAATCAGGAGACGGCCATTCTCGACGTGCTCGAGAAGACGAACGCGAACGACATGGGCACGTTCGGCGGCCGCCAGCTGATCTTCGTCGCGCACTCCTCCCGCAACCGCGGGCGTGGCGGCATGACGGACGGCGGCAACCTGGCGACCGCCGGGGCGCAGGGTGGTGTCGACGGGCTGGTGTCGATCAAGTACTTCGACGTCGCGATCGAGCTGTCGGATCAGGTCATCAAGCAGACCAAGACCGATCCGATGGCGTTCGTCCGCTCGCTCACCTTCGAGATGGAGATGGCGCAGAAGGACATGCGCAAGGACGTCACTCGCATCGCCTACGGAACCGGCGACGGCGTGCTGGCGAACTACGTCTCCGGTGGCGGCGTCGGCCCGTCGGTGACAATGGTCGTCGACTCCGGGCAGTACATCGCCGTCGGTGACACGGTCGACATTCTCGTCAAGGCCACGGGCGCCTCACACGGAACCGGCGGAGTCGTGCAGTCGGTGACGTTCAACGGCACGGCGAACACGGCCACGCAGGCCCAGGCGCAGATCGTCGTCCTGTTCCCAGGTGCGGTCACGGCGCAGGCGGCAGGTGACGCCGTCTACATCTCGGGTGATCGCTCGCTCGAGTCCGACGGCCTGCGGAACATCTGCTCCACTGGCCGCACGCTGCACAACATCAACTCGGCCTCGGCCGGCAACGGGTTCTGGGACTCCAACGTCAAGGACTACGCGAACGCCGCTGCCATCTCCGAGGATGGGGTCATGCAGCTCGCCCAGCAGATCCGCCAGCGCTCCGGGTTCGCCCCGAAGTTCGGCATGAGCACGCTCGGCGTCCAGCGCCGGTTGGCGAACACCTACACCAACGACAAGCGATTCAACGACAACAACGCGACCGACTACAAGGGTGGTTATGACACCATCTTCGTGTCGGCCGGCGGGGCGCCGATGCCGTTCCGCGCCGACGTGGACGCCCCCTGCGGCACGTTCTTCCTCCTGAACGAGGACGGACTGTGCTGGTCGCAGATCGGACCCCCGGACTGGCTCCAGCCGCCCGACGACAAGGGCTCGGTGTTCCAGCTGAAGTCGACGGCCACGGCCGGCGTCTGGCAGCGCATCTGGCAGGCCTGGCTGATATGGGACGCGTGCCTTGTCAGTATAGCGCCGGCCCGTCAGGGGAAGGGGATCAACACCTATGACGACATCCCGGTGCAGCGTCTCTGATCTGGGATAGCATTAGCTGGGGGGGTCTTCGGATCCCCACCAGCCCGTTTCGCCTTTCTTTTCAGGTGATACGCCTTCATATATGCCTTCTGACAGGTGCGACATCGCCGGCCTCCGTCGGCCTGTACGTACAGATTCCCGGGGACTAGTTCGTGTCCTCGTATGCAGTGGGTCTTTCGCGAATTCTTAGCAGTAGGACTCTCGCCGATGAGGATGTTTTCCCGGTGCGTCTTGGGTTGAAGATGGGCGGGGTTGACGCAATCGCGGACTCGGCAGAGGTGGTCGATCTCAAGTCCCTTGGGCACGGGGGCAACGTGAAGCTTGTAGTAGAGGATGTGAACGTTGCCTCGGTGGGCTGGGCGATTGACGAGTCCGTAGCCGTCCCAGTCGTGAGCGCCCTGCCAGATCCAGCAGGGTGTTTCGTAGCCTCGGTTCTCTTCGAGGTAGTCCGGGTGCTTCGGCGCGCTATGACTGGCCAGGTAGCGATTGGGGTGCCCTTTGTGCTGGCGCTGGGCGGCATATGTCTTGGCCGCAATCCGCGTCTTTGCCCCGCAGCCGCAATGGCAGTAGCCGTACGGGATCTGGCAGCCCGGGGTGCCGCACGTATCGCCGTCGCATAGCCTTTGATCTGACATCGGTCCTCCTGCTCAGGTCTGGTGTCCGGTCCCGGCGTGACACCGCCGGGACCACGACTCTAACGTTCCACCCAAGCCCGGCGATACCTTCCCTAGCGCCGAGCCCGCCTGCCCCCCGCGGATATCCTTTCTCCCCGCGGGGGGCGGGCTTCCAAGGAGGTGCAGTGGAGGTAGAGCCCGCCAACTTCGATCAGGTGCGCCTCGCCTACGAGGTCGGCGACTGGGTTGTCATCGGCGCCGACTCCTCGAACACCGTGCAGCGCATCCAGGCGCTCGACCCGACGCTCCGCGTGCGCTTCTCGTCGCGCGCGGGCGTGTTCGCCGTCTACCACGAACACCGGCCGATCCCGCCCGTTCTCACCTGTCGCGGCCACCAGAACGCGAGCGGCACCTGGGAGGGGCTCGACGACCGCGTCGTCCGGCGCCTGGAGTACATCGACGGCCACGGCCGTGGCGGCTACGACTTCGCCAAGGAGCTGGAGAGGGCGCGGCTCGAGCGCGAGAAGCGCGAACACGATCGATTCGCCAAGCGCACCGAGGACGGCGCTGAGCGCATGGCCTTCGACATCCGCCGCGAGCTGGGGCTGGGCAGCCTGAAGGGCGGCATCTTCGTGCCGCGGGATATCCGATGATCTGCAACCGCTGCAACGTCTCGATGATGTTCAGCCGGGACGCGCTGGTTCCCGCGATGATGTGCCCCGCCTGTGGCCGGTTCGTCCCGGTCACAGGCGCGCCGCCGGCCAAGGCCTCCAAGCGGGACGAGCGCACGGCGCTGCGTGCCGCACGGCGAGTTCAACTGGGACGACGGAGGGCAGCGACATGAACCTCGGCCAGATCCGCGACGAGGCGATGGCGTGCGGCTTCGATCCGATCATGTTCGGCGCCGGCCGCATGAACCAGTTCATCAACGACGGCTACCAGTACGTGTGCGCCCAGGTGTCCTACACCGGGGATGAGGCCACGATGGACTTCGCCACCGTCCCCGGCCAGGCGATCTACTCTGCGCCGACGGATTCCTCAGATCTTCGCAACCTCCGCGAGGTCACCAAGAACGTCGAGCTGGACCCGGTCAGCCTCCGCGACGTCGATCGCTCCTCGCCGGTCTCCACCGGCCGACCGCGGTACTACGCCCTCGACGGCACCAACTTTCGGCTGTGGCCAACCCCGAACGACGTCTACCAGCTCGAGTGCCGCTACTGGCTGATCCCGGCCGCGCTCATCGCCGACACCGACGTTCCGATCATCCCGACGATGTGGCACTGGCTGCTGTGGACGTGGGCGGTCGCACAGGGATTTCGCGCCGAGGACGACGTGCAGCGCGCGGGCGCGTGGGATCAGCGCTTCCAGAAGGGCCTGTCGGACTTCTCCGCGCGCGTGGGCTTCCGCTCGGACATGCCGACGCACGCGAAGTCGATGTGGGATCCCGAGCCGGGACTCGGCCGCTACCGCTCCTCCTACTGGCGCTGAGCCATGCCTTCCGGGCCTCCGCTCAACTTCCGGGACTTCCACCTCGGGCTGAACGTCCTCGACTCTCCGAGGCTGCTCGAGGACTCCAACTGTCGCGACTGCATGAACATCCAGGGCACGACGGCCGGCGCGATCGTCAAGCGCACGGGGCTCGTCACGCTCGCCACGCCCTCGGACCCGCTCTCCTCGCTGATCGCCTGCGAGGGGGCACCGACGCTCTCGCTGGTCGGCTCGGCCGGCACAACGCTCGTCTCGATCATCGCCTCGGGCGCGGTCAACGTGATCAAGTCTTCGGGCGTCACCGCGGGAGCTCGCTGGGAGGGACTGCTCGGCCCGGTGGTGTCCGGGCAGGGGCCGCTCTACATGGCCAACGGCGTCGATGCGCCGACGCAATGGTCGGCCGCAACGGCTGGCGTGGCGACGGGCAACTGGTCGAGTACTGCCGGATCGCTGTCGGGTGCCGAGTACGTGAACGGAATCCCGAACTGCAAGTACAACACTCAGGCGAATAACCAGATCTATATGGCGGGTAATCCCGCAGCTCCGAACCGGGTGTACGTCTCCGGGATCAAGGATCCGACACTGTGGGATCCGTCGGTTGTCTCCTCGCCCGTCACCGGTCAGGGCGCCGCCACCTCGTTCGACGTTGACGCCAACGACGGGCAGCAGATCACCGCCATCGGCCGCATCGGCCCCTACGTCGGCGTGTGGAAGCCACGCAAGACCTACGTGATCATCACCCCCGGGTCGATCGCCACGGGCGACGTGCTCAACATCCGCCGGCTATCTGACTCGATCGGCTGCGTTGCCAATCGCTCGATCACCTCGGGCTCGCTCGGCACCTACTTTCTCTCAGAAGGAAGAGGCGTCTACGTCACCAACGGCTCGAAGATCACGCCGATCTCCGACAAGGTTCTGCCGATCATCACCCAGGTAGGCGCGCAGATGTCGCAGGCCGCCGGCTTCTACTTCTCCGGGCACTACTACCTGTCGATCGCCTCGCGGGGCACCGGGGCCAACGACCTCACGCTCGACTACGACGAGATCCTGCAGTCCTGGTGGAAGCACTCGTTCGGCTCAAACGAGATGGTCGCCTGGCATTCGGCCGGCGTTCCGTTCATGTACTCGGCCAAGCCGAGTGTCGCGATCGTCGATCAGTGTTTCGCCCCTGGCGTCTACCAGGACAACGGCGTCCCGTTCAACTGGGTATGGCGCGGGCCGTGGCAGTCGCCGAGCTTCTTCCGCCGCCGGTTGTACCCGTCGACCTACTACCGCAAGCGGCTGCGCCAGATCCGCCTCGAGGGCTTCGGCACCGTCGACTACTACCTGGCCAAGAACTTCCTCTTGAACGAGTCGCTGATCCGCGCGAACTGCTTCCCGGGGACGCTCACCGGCCTTCAGCCGTTCGGCGGGGGCGGCGGCAACTTCGGCTCGGGTTCGGGCGTATTCGGCGGCGGCGGCCCGGTCGGGAAGGCCGAGCTGTTCTCGCTCGGGGTTGCCAACGCCTTCTCGCAGGTGTTCTCGGCCACGTCGAGCACGCAGGACGAGGTGCTCTCCTACACGCTCGCGCTGACTGACCGCGTCGACCGCTGGGACTAGAAAGGAACCGATGTCACCTCTCACGATTCAGGTCCCGATCGTCGGGCTCGCGGACGCGACCGAGGAGCCGAAGCTCGCGAACGATATGACGGCGCTGTCCGCCTGGGCGAACGGGAACATCGCCGACACCGATCTGCGCTCGGCGAACAACGCGGTGCGCCGCCTCGTGCTGCAGGCGAGCGCGCTCGTCGACGAGCGCATTCCCGCGGGCGACTCGATCTTCACGACCGACGGCTACGTCGTCTCCTCGGGGGTTGCGTCGTACGGCGTGCCGGCGATGTGGGTCGGGGATGGGGGCGTGAGCGGCCAGCCAGTCGACTTTGCGGTCCCGAACAAGACGTCGGTTGCCCGGATTCGCGTTGCGCTTGTCGCCTCCGCGGCGGCCGCCGGGACGGCACTCGCGTTCGGGCTCTATCAGCTCATGGGATTCGGATCGGTCGATCATGCCGTCTCCTACACGTTCGCTTCGGCGTACCCCGGCTCGAGCACGGCGCAGGTATCGGCCCCGGCGGCGGG